ATGTTTTTGTTGTTGCAGTTATGTCTTGTGCTAATGTAGTAACAACATTATTTGTATAGGACTTTAATGCTCTTGCAGTTGCAGAATATGTAAGTTCTCTTGTAGCATTTGTTGTATCTGAACCTGTAAGGTAACTGACAGTTGATCTCTTGATAATATCTCTAGAAGCAGTAGATGTAGGACCAAATAGATATGTTTTTGCTGTAAATCTTAAAGTATAATATAATACTCTTCTGGTACTAAAATCACCCTCATAGTCATCTTGCATGGTAACACTTTCCAATACAATCGGAACATCTCTCTTTTCTTTAATCTGATCTACCAGTTCTATAGTCAAATTATAAGCTGGTTGAAAATATGGTAAGATTTGCTCTACAATTTGAAGAGCATCGTCGTTTAATTTTGTAAAAATGCTCAATTCAAATTGCATATTATAAGGAACTGGCATAAATGACTTTTTACTTTCAGTTCCATCATCTTTATTTTTTGCTATAAAAGTTTGAGTCGTGGTTACTTTTCTACTAGGGTCATAAGTTAATCCAGTAAACTCAAATGACATTCTTGGCAAAGTAATTGCCGTTGGTTTGTTAAGGTCAGGTGATTGTTCTATTCTAGCTAAAAACTTTTGTGTTGGTCCATAAGCCAAAGGAATTCTAAGAACAGAATTTTCCTGCTGAACCTCTATTGAATTAAATAGGGTTCCGAAACCAATGATGGTTCGTCTTAGTATTTCGTTATAGAAATATTCAAACATGATTAAACCTTAACACATTAATACTACCAATAAGACTATTTAGGGCATTCCAAAAGGATTCTGTTCACTAAAGTCTAATATAGAATCTGCGGCACTTTCTATATTAAAATTATCTGCAAATGGATCATTATCAATTGTCTTGTCAATGGTTCTTAGAGTTTTCGTAGCCCCTGAAGTTGAACCAGTTAATGTTTCACCTACAGAGAATGATCCAGATACATTAGCAATCTCAAGAACATTTGTTGTAGAGTTCCAAGATCTTACCCTTGCAGTTACTCCAGTTGTAGACCCAGTAATAATTTCATTAAATACAAATTGTCCACTAGAAGTTGAGAATGGTTCAGAGATAGTAATATCTGGAGGAAGTATATATTTGTTTCCACTATCAGTCACGTTAATACTAGTAATTGTTCCTGCCGCACTAATGACAGAGAGTCCTGTAGCACTTGCTACGCCAACAACTTGATCTATGTAGTTCTTATCACCTACAGTATTAGATATAGAAACTACAGGAGGTGATAAGTATCCACCACCACCATAGGTAACTGCAATACCAGTAACAATACCACACTTATCAATACCAAATTCAAATACTGACGTGGCAATTCCCACATTTGTTAAAGCTTGATTTATAGAAACAGTGCTAGATCCAATAGATGTAACAAATGTATTTGCTGGTATGAAGTTATATAGATCACTATATCCAATACCAAGTCTTACTCTATCTCCAACAAGAATATTTGTTGTTGTAATACCAGCAATAGTTGTAGATCCTATACCAATAGTTCCTTGAGTTTTGACAGAATTGAATCGAATTGTTGTAATACCAAGTGCTCTAAATGCCTCATTCGCTCCTCCAGGAGCACCAATAGAGACGGTTGGAACAGAATTATAACCAAATCCACTATTACCGATGCTAATGGTGCTTACAGTGCCTGCAATTGACACAGTAACACTAGCAGTTGCTTGTACTGGTGATGGACTTCCAGAGAAAGAAATGCTAGGTGCTACTGTATATCCAGCACCAATTGTTGCTCCTGTTCCTGTTGCCCAAGAATCTGAGGTACTGAAGGATATTGATGTAACAATACCAGTTATTGGATGAATCGTTGCAATACCAATAGCAACTTGAGTTGGTGCATCCATTACTCCAGATGTAGAGATTGCAACAGTAGGTGCAGTAGTATATGCTCTACCAGTGGTACTAAATGCAATAGAACCTGGACTTACAGAGGAACCAGCAATACCTATCGTTGCAGACGCAAAACTAAATCCTGGATGTGAAATTGAAACTGTTGGGGTACTGGTATAGAATTTACCTCCAGTGGTTAATCCAAGTGTTTCTACTGTTCCTCCCGTCAGATTAATATCATCAAGGGTTGCAGTTGCTTCTGCACTATTTCCAGTTCCTGTTGGTAGATCAAATATAATTGCAGGTGCTTTTTTATAGAAAACACCACCAGATGTTCCTCCAGGAAATAGATATGCAGATGTACCAATACTAATGGTTGCAGAAGTTACACTTACACCTCCACCAACTATTGGAGAGTCTAAAATTGCTGTTGCCGCTGCTCCAACATGCTTTGGTCTTGAGAATGTTACTACTGGAGATTCAACAAATCCTCCACCAGAATTTGATAAAGTTACTATACCAACACCTCCAATTTCAGTAAGAGATGCAGATGCAATAGCACCAGAACCAGTATTATCGGTAGTACTAAAAGTTACTGATGGTGAAGTTGTATATCCAGATCCAGCGTTTATAACATCAACTCTTTGAACGGATTGAAGTCTTGGGTTTGAATTAAGATTGCAAACATTTATTCCACCAATCATTGATGCAATACCGACTGCCGTTACTCCTCCTACTGGTGCAGAAGATACTTGCACTGCAGGAATCATGCCGTATCCACCACCTCTATTAGTGATAGTAAATTTTCTTATACCACCAACTACGATTCCGGAAATTGCAGATGCACTAACAGCATTTCCAACCATAGTAAGTGTTTGTGTATATCCCTGAATGGTACTAATCCCATCGTCAGTTAATCCATCAGTTTCATCTCCGAGTAATTCATTATCAATATCTTCGATTCCAGTATCGATAACTTCATCTTGATAACGGAAGAGTTCGCAATATAATTCATAAACATAGAGATTTTGTAATTGATAATATGGTTTTGCATATTCAATGTCTTTAATCTCATAAAGTCTATCATCAAGGGGAAACCATATTAGATCCCCACCTTTTGGGCGGGTAGAAAGTTTTATATTTGCTTGCCCCTGAATTAATGGGGTAATATAATCTTCATATCTTTCTCTTGATATAATCAATCTAACTTCATCTTTAGACTCAATACCAAATTTTGATAAAACATCTCCTGCGCCAGAATAAGCATCATAATTATCAACATATGCCTCAATTGGCAAAGCACTATCAAATTTAGATTGTACTACTTCTCTTATGACTGTATTTTCAGTCATATACTTTCTTGGAATGTAGTATATGTCAACACCATACATTCTCAATTGTTCATTGATTAGACTCTGAACTAAATTTTGCTCAGAAGAAGTTCCCTGAGTGAAGAAAGGATTTAATGCCATTAGCCTATCATATCAAGCGGTGGTAATTCATATGTATTCGACATTACCTCTTTGATCTTATCCAATTCTCTCTCTGCATCATCATATATTTGTCTTCCATTTAACTCAATTCCACCCGGAAGTTTAACACCTTGAAATTTAATTAAATTTTGACCCCATTGTCTTTTGATGAGAGCAGTTAAATATCTTTTTAAGAACGAATCGTTATAAACTCTTGCAAAATCGTTTGGATCTAAAAGTCTCCAACAATCTAGAACAATATACTCACCTAATGACACATTTCCCCAATCAACATCCAAATACAATCTATCTTGCCTTTGATTAAATCTTATTTGCTTCTCAGTATTTAATAAAAAATCAATATCAGAAAGATATGTTTTTGTCATTGCATATGATAACATCTCCATGGAATTAAAGAAATATAGATCATTTAGAAATAACTGATACTTAAGACTAAACATTCCATTAGATATTGTGCTACTATCAAATCTGAATATTTTGTTAATACCAATTACTGCTGGAGGTACTTGAATATAATTACTATTTTCTTCATATGGAAATGATACTGTAGCACTATCAATAGTTGTACTTGCAGTTGTAGTTACAATTCCTATCGGATTAGTTCCTCCTCTCCCTTGACCCCTATCAATATCTTCTTGAGTTATTTTATATTTTAAATATGTCTGAACTACGCCATCAAAATGCCTTTCATGAAAGTATTGCAATGCATCATCAACTAAATCATCAATCTGTTCATCAGCAACGTTTATCTCCAATACAGGAGCACCTAGCTGCCTCTTACAGTAATTAACTAGATCTATTCTACTTGCTGGTTGAGCCATTTATTCTCTAGTTTCCTAAATGTATTTATGGTGCTGCAGATACTACTGGGACTACCATTATATTACCATTTACTAAAGTATATGTTGTAGATCCACTTTTAATTAGAACATCATATACATATCTTCCTTCCGCAAGATTTCTAGTTGCAACTGATCCTAAAGAAATTTTTAATTTACCACCAATAGCACTAGTAATTCCTACTGCAAATGTTGTTGTAATGCCTAAAGTTGCACCAATAGACACGCTTTTTGATATAGCAGCAGATCCAGTATAACCTGTTAGATTAAAATTATTATTTGCATCGTCAGTAACATTAAAAGTAGTATTAAAATCAGAACCACCGTAAATGGTTAAATTTGCACCATAAGGTACTCCAGTATCAGGATTAAATGTAATACTTCTACTCGGCATTTGTAATTCCTATAAGTTTCATAGTTTCTTGCTGTTTATAGTATAGTTTGCAAAAAGATTTTGCAATATTCTTTAGTTCGTCACGATCATCACAACTATCTATCTGTGATGCCAATTTAGTGTAAGCAAATTGTTTTGATAGATTGCTTAGTTCAATGCTATCTGGATCCATTTAATAACTCCTTAAGTAACGACTTTATATCATTGATATCATCTTTAATGGTAGCAACCTCATCTTCTATTGTCTGCATCTTATGATTCTTTTCATTTTTAGCCTCACGACTAGCAATGTATTGATCATAAGATGCATTATTCACATTAATTACGGTATTGGTTTCAGGATCTCTTGCAAGATCCTTGTGACCTTTTACAGTATAAATTTCCATATTATGCAAGAGCAATCACTCTGAGATTTTTAAGTTGAGGTACAAGTGTTTGGTTTGTTGATGTCATCACGAGTTTTATTCTATATGCTCTAAAGGAAGGTAGATTGTCTACAGAGAATTTATGCTCCGTAAAAATTGTATCCGATATACCAAATCCCCTCTTATTAGAACTTGATACTAAAACATCAGTTCTTCCATCACTATCTTCTTCATTAATTATTAGACCTCTTGAATTTATATTCAGATATCCTGGGAATGGTGTGAATACGGGTTCAAATCCAGGATTTCCACTAATGGAATAGAATGCTCTAATATCACACTCTGATGGAAGTTGTGCATCAGTTATTATTTGTAAGGAGGATGCGGGATTTTCTAACAATATTTCTTTAGAAATATATTGGCAAGCACTTGGATCATTAAAAATTGAATTTACTCTAGAATCTTCAGCATAATTTAAAATTTCACTATTAACTCTATTGGATACTGCATAGATGCTACATCTTTGAAGTTCAATTTGAGGACTCAATTTTGAATTTGTTGTACCAAGGAAAAGTCTCATTTGGAAAGACTTATTACCTTCAATAGAACTTAATTTACGATCTTCATTTACTTTTGAGAAAATTGCTCTTGGTGAATCAAGATAATTATTTTCATTCAATGTAACATCTTCAAATCCAACATTAATATAAGGAATTTCATTACCACTAATACTCTGTGATGTGGTAGTTCTTATCTGACCAGTAACTGTAGTCCCTTCAACTGCAACATTGTGGACAGATGGTTTAATAATCTCGAAAGGAATATTCTTAGTAGCTTTTACGTTATCTCCACCTGTAGAATCAGATGCACCTATGAATAATTTGGGGAATCCTGATACTGAAGATGATCTATCCACATTAGAAGATTGACCTGCTGTCCCATACTTTTGTGACATATCAAGTTTAATATGATATGAGTCCAGATTTATTGGATTTGCAACAGTTACATCATTTAAATCATGTGTTTTATTAATTCTTGCAAGACTTACTCCACCCAATTCATATTTATAAACAGGAGTATTAATTGGGTATGTTTTGGGAGTTGTTCCTCTAGAAATATTACCACCAATTGATGATGCTGTTGTAGAAGTGTACTCTATAACTTCATCTCCAATTAAAATCAATCCAGTATTGGTTGAACCTACAGAAACATTTTCAAATGTGTTGAATGTATTTCCTGTTCCATTTGATACTGAAATCGGATCTGTGGAAGATTTGGAATATTCTGCTGTCAGTTTTGTAGGTTTAATATCTGGAAGGATTCCTACAATTCTAACAAAATTATCATCAAAATTCATTCCATGATTTACATGATTTACTTTAACATGCAATCCATCCGATACTGTTGTTGATGCGTTGATGGTAACATCTCCAGTAAAAGCAGTTCCATTAAATGTTCCACTATTTAATTCCCTAAGAGTATTGCTACTATCAAAGAAAGTTAATGTTCCTGCAGCACCAGTTACAAAATCTCCCTGAACATTATTGAGTATCAATTGTGAGGTATGACCTATAGAGGTTAAAGTAAATCTAGCATTTCTTCCAACACTAGCAGCACCAATAGTATTAATTGAGACTACATCACCTACTTGGTAACCAACTCCACCATTTCCACTAATTGTCGCTGCTATAGCAACACCATTTTCAATAGAGACATTAGCAACTGCACCAGATCCGGATCCAGAAATTGTAACTAGATTGACACCAGGGAAAGTTGTTGATCCACTTGCAGGAGTATATCCTATTCCAGGATTTGTAATCGCCATAGTTCCTGTGGCACTTGCAGCAACTCCAACAAGATCTCCAGTTGTGGTAGTATTATTAACCTGAGAGAAAGTATTACCCATAACATAACGATTATCTGCTACTGTTGTTCCAAGTCCTACACGAATTTCTTTAGAAGAAATATTCAATGGATTTTCCATCAAATTAGCGATTTGCTTATTACCTTCTGAAAGTTCTGGACTGTATAGATCTACAGTTCCAGATTCTACAAAGTCTGCTCTATAGAGAGTGAACTTAAGGTCTTCCCATTGACTTGCTTCCCATGTAGAAGCATTCTGAGATTTAAATAGAGATCCAAGTGTTGGTTGATTGGAAATATATGAATCAGATAAAATATCATTTTCACCAATTCTAGAAATATAAACACTATATTTTGTTGAGTTGGATATCAAACAAATTGCATAGTCTTTTCCACCTTCAAGATAAACTGGAGCAGCAAATTCAAATGTAGTTGCAACAGATCCATCTGTTGATGTGTTAACATTATCTGGAGTTAATACAACCTCTGATAGATCAAAGTACTTAGCAGTTGGGAAACCATTCTCCATTGATCTAATCTGGAATCTAACGGGAGTTTCTCCATCATCTTTTGTGCGGAAGAAAACATCGCATTTTGTTACAAATATTCCATCAGGATCTTTCAGTGGATCAACTAAGAATGATTGTGCCAGCGGATCATACCATCCAACGATAGTTTCAGATGTAGTTGGTTGACCAATATTTCTTGTCGCAACAACCTCAGTACCTAAAGTTCTATTAATAGGTTCCTCAGCAAACAATTGCTTATTTTCAATGCTTGCATTTCTAATTGATAGAATTTGATCCTGAACTGTTTCTATAATACCTGAGGTTGTATATGCTTGTTCACCAATTGTTGTTGCAGCATTTTGATCATTATCTGGATCATTTGTCAATGTGAATACATTAGTTCCAGTATCAAATTTAGGATTGTCTCCATTGTTGGGATCTGGAATAAACAAACTTCCAATTAAGGCAGAAGATGTATCACTAATTAGTCTAACATTGGTTACCTCTGCTTCTGCACCACTAGTTTTTCCACTTAGAATCATTCCAGTTTGAATGTGACCAAAGAAATCTCCTTGTGGTTGATTTGAAAGAGAGTAAGTATCTACGTTTAAAGTTGTAGATGTTGATGAATACAATTCTGGAATTATACCACCACTTACATAAGGATTGTCTGGATAAACTTCAGTTGGTGAGTCGTAATCACCTTTTCTATGATTTGATTGTGCTACTCTAAAATCAATTTGAGGTTCAGTATTTTTTCCTTTCTCACTCAATCCGACAGTAAGCACCCTACCTTCTACAGATTCTCCAACCTGGAATGTTCCAGATTTCATAGTAATTTCAATTAGTTTTGGAACACAGAATTTTGTAATATCTTTTCCATCAAAGAATGCATAGATCTGTGTACTTGGTTTTAGGTTAGCAGAAGAAAATTCAACATTTCTAGATCTAACAGTAGAAACAATCTCTGTACTTAAGACTTTTGGTCCAAGATTTACTTCCTCAAATGTTTCAATAACCTGATACTGTGTTCCAGTTCTTGACTGTTTTCCACTTTCAATAGTTTCGACAACATCTTGCTCAATTGGTTGATTAGAAGTCTGTCTAATCCGTTGTGCAACACCACTACCACCATTAATCCATCCACCACGTCCAAAAGTACGGGAACTTGATGTTGTACCGGTTATTGTATTTTCTGCTTGTGTCGTAGTTCCAGACCAGTTATTTTCCCAAGAATTCCATAGCTCTGAAGCAAAACCAGTTTCTGGATCAACTCCAAACTTCTCTTCTGCATCAGACATAACCTGAGCGTAGTTTCCAATAGTATCAATTGTTTTTGCTTTTATTTCATTTGGGGTGACCCAATTATCAGAAGATGGTGTTAATGATATGGTTCCCTGCCAAAAACTAATAAGGAAAGGAGTTACACTTTCAGTTCTAGTTGCAAAAGGTTGATTTAACCATTCAACTTCACTATATTCTAAACTGACAATATCATTTTCCTTTCTAATATTAACACCTTCTATTGCAGAAGTTCTTTTATCTTCGGTTGAATCAACATCAACAACTGGTCCAGTTTGCAAAGTAACTGAATTTGTAATATGTTTTGGTCTAAGTATTTGACTTGTTTGATCAATACTATTGCGTTTACCAATTTCTAAATCTTGAGTTTTGAAAGATGTAAAATTATCAACAAAGAATCCAGATTTAAATCTATTGAGACCATTAGCATCACTAATAAACTGATTTGCTGTATTACTTTCAAGTAAAGAAAGTTGAGTGTAATACTCTAATTTCTTTATGCGATCTTCCAATCGCTTGATATCCTTCATCTGGAATCTCTTATACTTCAGGAACTTTAAAGATGCCTCCTGAGTATTGTGGAGATAAGGAGGATAACGCATTTCTGCGATTTCAATAGCATTTTCAATTGATTCTGGTTTAGATCTTGTTGGATCATCTGAAGGAACTCCAAATTTTAATTGGAACTTTCCATCTTTATGTAAGAAAAGTCTATCAATTCTTCCTTGATAATAGGAATAATCCAAGAAAATAGTTTCATTAGATGCTAGTATATTAGGAACAGAATTTCCCAAACTATTAAATGTTCTACCAAGAAACTCTAGAGGAGATCTGGTCGATGTTGCTGTAGTATAATCACTAACTCTCGGTCTTAAATCGATAATATCAGTATTTAATACTCCATTAAATACTTTGACTTCAGTTGAGTAATTAAAGTCATTATATGATTCTACAGTAACGATATCTCCATCATCAGAAGAATCAAAAGATGCGCTCTTATAGTAAATTTTTATCTTGTTCTTTGGTGAATTTGAATCAGATTTTCTTGTCAAAGATCCATGGTTATACGTTGTGCTTCTTTGACCAGAAGCAAAGGTATAATTTGATGCAATATTGAATGATGTTGTATTTAAGGTACTAATTATTCCTTCTACTAAAGATTCCTGGAAGACTACAACTTCTCCTTCAATAAATTTAAAATTATTTTTAGGAAGATATCTCAAATCACTGGAATTTTTAACCTCACCAAATACTGCAACTGCTCCACTTGTTTGACCAACTAACAATTCACCAATGATCATGTCACCAGTAGTAGCAGTTGGTCCATTAAGTTGAGCTAAAGTCATCTCAGGAGATCCAAAGTTAGCATCAGTTAAAGATACATCTGATGTTTCATATATTCCATGAATTTCAATAATATCTGGAGTATTTAAAGAAATTACATTATCTTGAACTCTAGTACCGAATGCATAGTTACCATAAGACAATCCATCATTAAAAGTTGTTGATCCAATTCCAGATGCTGGATTTATAGATTTATCGACTACTAAAGTTTTAACTCTATTTTTAATTTTCTTCTTAGCTTTTATATTTGATTTTTTAACAGTAACAATGAGTTTCGCTCCTACATTATTAGTTCCTAAATTTCTAATTTGAACTTCTCTAAGATTAGTCGAGAATTGGAATTTATCTGCCGAAAGAGATTCCGTCACTCCATCTGATCTAATAAGAATATATCTTTCATCAGAATATGACAAATAAGTTTCACCCTCTGGTAGAGTTACGGTTGTAAGACTTGTAGAATCTAATTGATTATTCGCAATAGTAACAGTAAAAGTTTTTCTAATGTTTATTTCAGCATCAGTTAAATTAACTGTCGCAATATTTTCTTTTGGTAGTTCCGTAAATAATGTATTATCAGAAGAAGAATCTAATTCAGTTGTAAGTAGTTCTAAATCTGATGTTATAAAATTGGATGATGGAAGTTTTCCATTTACAACTCCAGTTACAGTAGTAACTCCTATTACTGTTATATTAGATGGTGTTACAGATACTACTTTAGCAGTAATTGGATCATCCGATATAGAAACATCAGAATATTGTAATAGACTATTTACCTTTATATCTCCAGGAAATAGTTTATTAGAACTGGTTATAGTACTGATTCCATTACTATCAAATTTTGTGACTGATGCAACGCCTATGGTAGCAGAGGGTGTCTGCACTACGTTAGCACTAAAAGTATTAATTCCAACTATATTGTTACCATTAGGCCCATAACCGATTCCGGTATTTGAATATACCGATTTTACGTCTGAAATGCCATATGATGATATATCTTTTGCTATTCTATTAATCGTAGTTGATTGTGTAGAAATTCCACTTCTAAAGATTAAAGTTTCATTTTTTATAAATTCTCCCTTTTTATCATAAACAGTCAAAGCTGTTCCTACAACAGGACTTCTTAAAAATGCAGTAGCTCCACTATTACTTCCTTCAACATATGAGGGAATTGTTAGACTTAAAGATTGATTGACTTCAATTTCAGTAAATGGTTGTATGTCATACATTGACATACCCCACTCATTATCATCTGGTAATGCTGAATTATAAGACCCAGATTCTAATCTAAAGTCAAATACTCTAGCAAAACCAATTTCTTTTCCAGGTGCTGCCTCTGAATTTGAACCAACTTTCTCATTTCTCAAACTCAATATAAAAGTATTTCCTACTCCTACAGTTGGAGATCTATAAACACTATTTAATTTGAGAGTTGGTCCTGTATTATAATTTAAGAATTGATTTTCTACAGTTCTAGTAGTTCTTGGTTTTGGTATGTCAATAATAGTATTACTAATTGTTTCAATTTCATAACCTTTTACATATGCTTTTCCTGGAGAAATTCTACATACCGCCAAATCTGCGTTAGCAGCAGTTCCTCCTGCAGTAAACTGGCCAGGTTCATATAAACCTTGATTCCCTAAATTATTATTTAATGAATTTACAATAGAAACATTAAATGGTTTTACAATGTAATGTCCACTCTCATCAAAAGTTCTTCTTGCTAGAACATCACTTAAATCATCATAAAAAACTGCACCGTTTCCTCTGAGAGCACTACCTCTTTTAGTTGTTGAGGTTTTTAAATTTCCATTTTCAATCGTTGCTAATTCTACAAAATTATCATCATTAAAATCATCAATAGATTTTTTAAATAAACTTACTGAAATTTGCAGTCTATCTGCTCCAGGAGCTCCATAATTATTAAATCCCTGAGAATTGTCATTAAGGGATTCATCTACATTTGCGTTTACAATCTCTTCAGATACAAACAAACCTACTCTATAACTGGGTTTATTTGTATATTGATCTAATATTAATGATTCTTTATTTACATTTACAAAGTATCCGCGTATAAAATATACTCCTTCTTCAATTTGAAATACTGACCCAGTTGCAGTTGCATTATTGGATAATGTATTTGCAAAAGGTGTTCCTGCAGCAATAGTAGAGTTTCCAAGCAATCCAGAACTAATAATCTGATTGCATGTCAAAGATTCTCCATCTGAAAAAGTTTGAGTAGTGTTATCTAATCTAGATGATCCTGAATACGCAACATAAAGAGTTACAGAACCTCTTTCAGAATCTTGAGATGCTAAAATATTATCAACAACCGCAGTAACTCCGGAAGTTTGACCAGTAATTGTTGTTCCAACTAATTGATCTACATATGCCTCAACAGGAACACCTTGAAAATTATTTGCTAATTGAACCGCATAATATAATTGAGAATATCCAATATTACCAGGAATTACTTTTGCACCTTCTTTAAAAAAGTGTTGTCCAAATTTTTCTACCTGATTCTGTAGAATCGACTGTAGAGTACTTAGTTCTCTTGCCTGGACAGGATATCCAGGTTTAAAAAGTACTTTTTGGTAATCATTTGTGGGATCAAAATCGTCAAAGTAGGGAGCTACATTGAGGCTCGTTTGTTGTGGCATAATTCTTTAGAACTGCAAGATAACTTTTATGTCTTCTTTTTGATTTGACGATCTTGTTATAGATGGTCTATTATCTACGTATATAATATTTCCAGAATGCTGTTTTAC